AAAATTATAACCCATTATCTACCTTTCTTTTTATCTATTGCTTTCATTAATGCAGAATAATCTTTTGTTAATGCTTTAGCAACAACAGGATCAACTTTCATAGTTTTCCCGGTTTCCGGGTCTTCCATTACATTTGGAGTCGAATTTTGACGCATCATTCCAAATCCCTGAGCATCCTTCGCTGTAAATGATAAGTCATTATAACTTTCATTCATTATATTAGCATATGTACTACTGCCATTAGATTCATTTAATATAGGAGTTTCATTTAAAATATCAGCAAACCCTGTTTTTTCAAATTTTGGTTTTTTCTTAACAGATTTTGTAAGTATTTTCTTTTTTGGTAATTTTTCTTCTTTTAATTCATTAACAGTAGATTGTAACCCCTCCTTTAAAATTTCAGATAATTCTTGTTTTATTACATTTCGTACTTCTTCACGAATTGTCTTTTTTAAAATTGTAAAAAATGTTTTTTGTTCCATAATAGTTTTATTTTATAATAAATATTATGATTATAAATTTATAGATGATTTTTCCCAACCTTGATTATTTTTAGGTCCATAAACAGAATTTGTAGTTGAATCTATATAATAATCGCCTTCATCGCCAATATCATTATTTGGAATTCCTTTTTGATTAATCACTTGGCTTGGGGCTTCTTTAATAGAAAGTAATAAATCTCGTTGTTGTTGTATTAAATCTTCTATTAATTGTATTCTATTGTCTATGTCTTCATCTGAAACATTAATATCTTGATAAAATTCGCTATCTATATCTAATAATGAATTTAACCCAGAATTATTAGTATTATTAAGTTTATCCATTGCTAATGCAACGTCCGTTGTTACATTAAATACATCATTATTACATATACTTCCTAATTTATTAATAGATTTTCCAATTTGATTATTAACCATATTTACAGTTCCGTCGACTGTGCCTAAAACACCTTTCAAGCATTCAATTGCAGATTTAATATTGTCAATAAGTTTACTAAGTATATTAATAAATTTTGCTATAGGCCCGGGAGGTACCCCCGGCACTGCAGGAATTGCCAATTGTACTAGTTGTAATACTGTTGCAATAATTCCAACATTTTGCATTATAGGTACAATACGATTAATTAATTCTAATAAACGTTTTAATTTTTCTATATTTTGTTGTAATTGTTTTAAAATATCTAATAATTGTTGTACCTCCGGATCGTCGCATTTAACGTTTTCTGGTAACATTTGGACTTTATCAATTAAATCCTGTGCTAATTTAGACACACGTTCTTTTTGATTCATAATTAGCGGTAATATTCGTTGTACTAATTCTGCCGGTATGGTTGTTCCTATTGCCATTATTTTAAGTTATATCTGTGTTAAATGTTACTACTATATTTATCAACTTTAATGTTATCATTATCTATTTTTGTCATAAGATTATTTAAATCTTCTAATGGAGTATGGAGTTTTGTAGCAATTGCGCCATCCGATGTTTTAAATCCAGTTGATACTATATCAATTAAACCTTGTAAAACTTGTTTAACTATTCCAGAATAAAGCATTGACTCCTTTTCCTTGTTAATTCCAATTTTAATATTTTTAGAATTAATTTCAATTCCTTTTGTTGAATCTAATACAATAATATCGTTTTTTGACGTTAATATAATTCTATCAGCTGTACCAATTAATTGTGAATTTGCAAATTCAGTATATATTGGACTAGTACCAATTCTAAGATCATGATTTAATTTTAATGAAGGTATTTGTTGTGTAGATGTTAAATATAAAGAAGCAGGATCTTCATTTATATTTTCTACAACATACTTATTTTCTTCATGTTGTTTTCCGTTAGATAAAATAATAATAGGATCTCCTATTTGACCTGTATATGGTAATTTTTTTGAATTTTCTGGAGTAATATTTGTTGATCCTAATCGTATTGTATTTCCCCAACGTCCTTGATATATAATATCTCCCGGGCTAGGTTGTAATGGAGAAATTGTTTTTGAAATAATTTGCTGTGAAGAAGCTTTTATTTTTGATATTTGTTTGTTTATCCTAGGTTTTGACACACCTGGCATATCATTTTTATTTATACTTCCAAGTGTAGACATTGGTTTTAAATAATACCATTGAGTGTTTTTATCTCCAGGTTTACTAATTCTCCAATTACTGGAATTTGCAATTCATTTATATTATATGGTATTGCGTCTATTGGAGGTTTTATAAGTTGATTACCAATAATACTTACGCGTATTTCAAATGGTTTATCAGCAATCTGTTTATATGTTAACCTATTTGCTGATATAACTTCACCTATACAGACATTAATATTATTTGGTATCATCTTGTGTTTTATTTAATTTTGATTTTGCTATTTCGATTTTTTTATTTAATTGAGTTTCTTCTTCTTCAATTAAATTTAATTCAGACTCTAATTCGGTTGTTAGTGAATCATCAGCAATTTGTAATAATTGCTTTTTTTCTTCATCACTTAATAAACTATCTGATCCTACAATTGTTTGTTTAGTAGAAATATACCGCTGTACAATAGCAGTTAATTTTACTAAATGATCATCATTTTTTACTGATACTTCTAAATATTCTTTTATTAATGGTACTATAATAGTTGCATCTGATGAACTACGTATTAATGGTTGTAATTGAGCGATTAATTGATTTATTTGCCTAGATGTTCTTTTTGAGTTATGATATACATCAGACATTAAATCAGAAAAGGTTATGCCTTTAAATAGTTCTTCATTGTTATCCATAATATGATACTTTAATAATAAATATCAAAATGGCAATTTTATGAACTCTGTCTGTTCATATTCTTTAAATTTAGTTTCGTATAAAAGTTTTAGAGTTTTAATTACGCGTGTAATATTATTTGTTTGCAATCCCGTTCTTTCTCGTATAAATACATATAATGCTTTTTTATTAAACTCTTCTATATTTTCTCTGGTTTCGAATATATGAAGAATAGAATCTGCTACATGTATATCTGTTGGATTTGTAAATATAAAATTAAGATTATCATAACAATATTCTACATACGCATCCATAAAATATTTTAATGTATCTCGCATATCATCATTATGAAGTTCTATTAATACATTACGACTTTCATCTATATTAACAGGTTCTGATTTTTGTTTTAATTTAATATATGCTTTTTGATTTTCTGCGATTAAATAATTAAAAGACGATCTTGTATAATAAGAATATGCTTTACCATTTTCTGGATTAAATTTATCTAATCTAGCAGTTAAATAAGTTACTAAATCAGTTTGTAAATCTTTGAAATTAGATCTTATATAAGCTGGTTTCATTTTATTTATAAGATTTTCAGCTAATTTCATAAGAGCTGGATAAACAAATCTTCTATATATGCGTTCTCGTAATTGTGGCTCATCAATTGTTTGATTATAAGCTGTAATAGATAATTCTGTTATTTTAGTCCAATATATATTACTCTTCTTTTTTCTCCGGCCCATCAAAATCTCCTTTTAATTCATCTATAATTTGTTTTAACATTTGGAATGTCGTTCCTGCTTCATCTTCTGATTCAAATGCACCCAATTGATCGATTTGTTTCATATTATCATATGCTTTTTGTATTCGATCATACATAAAAATATTAGTTTTTTCTACATCTATATAATAGTCTTCTATATCTGCTAATAATCCGGCTAGTATATAAGCACGATAACTCATATAGCCAGCAATACCAGCAAAAATAATACATAATATAATTAATAAAATCATAATTAATCTTCTTTAAATGAACTAAAAATATCTGAAATAGATTCTTTTATATTTGGATTTGATTCTGCTAAATTCTTTAATGCATTAGATTTAGTAGTTTTAGATTTCTCAGAAGTTTTAATAGGTGTTCCGTTTTTATAATTTCTCCATCGTTCGTATTCAATCTGTGCTGCCATATGATCTGCATGATGTAATATAAATGGTAAATTTGTTTTTAATTTAGCTTGAGCTGATCTTGAAATAAAATATGGTTTATTAGCATCATCATATACACCATCATGAATTTTAATAGCTTGATATTCATTCCAAGACATATTTACATTATATTTATGAAGTAAAAATAGTGATAAATCTGGTACCATAGTAAATGGAATCTTTTCATTATGTTTATAAAGTCTTCCCATATTTTTACGGTGCCAATCTGAAGTCTCTGTTTGATATACTTCATTTCCTTGCCCAGGAAATCCACATTTGCCTAAATCATGATGCATAGCAGAAAATAATAATTCTTCTTTAGTATACCCTGACATATCAGCACCTTGATGAAACCAAACTTCATATAAAGTTTCTGCACAATCCATTACTCGAAGCACGTGATCTATATAACCTCCGGCAAATGCATTATGATAATGAGCCATTGAAGAAGCTGGCATAAATACCAATCGTTCTTCAAATTCATCATATAA